TCAAAGAAAAAGCCCTCGGTTTTAGCCGGGGGCCTTTTCTTTTGTCAGAACTTAAGGAGATTCTTGACATCGAATATTTCTATTCGTTCAGTATGCACTATTATTTTATCACAATTTGCCCGAAATTTGCCCGAAGAAAAAATAAAGACCGTTCAAAGCCTTGTGGTTGAGCGGTCTTTTGTGGTGGAGCATACGGGATTCGAACTCATTGTTGTTTGTTCACCAGTGGACAGATTGTCCGTATTTTATAGGGTTTTCAGTTCAATTCAGGTCGCTTGTCCGTCGGATGTGGACTTATTTTGCCCGAAATTTTGACCGAAAGTCAGGTCAATGACAGATGCGACTTTTCTGTCCTCATCCTGCAGAATATGTCCGTAAGTGCCAAACGAATCAAAACTCACGCTATGTCCGACGACATCTTTAATGCTCTGCTCCGGGAGTACGTTCTTCATCATGGAAATAAAAGTATGACGGAGACTATACACGGTGCCGGGAAGGTTTCTTTCTTCCTTCAGCTTTTGCCAGTGCTTTCTCATTCTGGTCTGTTTTCCCTGAGTTCCGTCAGCTGAGCAGAAGATCCACTCTGTTCGGAGGTTCATTTCCTCGTTTCTCTTTATAGTGTTTCTCAAGATCTCTTTTGCGAGGTCTCCGATAGGTATCATTCGACGAGCGTTTTTATTCTTACCGTCTGTGATATGTCCACGAGCATTGATTGCTCTCTTGATAGTTATAGAGCTGGAATTAAAGTCTACATCAGAAACCTTGAGACCGAGTAACTCTCCGGGCCTCATGCCCGTGATGACACCAAGCAAGAATAAAGGATGATAAAAGAGCTCCGATGGTTCAAAGAGTCTCCTGACATCATCTTTCTGCAGGATCTCCTTTTCTTTCCTTGAATGACCTTTAGGAATGTAAAGTTCACCTCGTGGAAGCTCACATTGATAATCTTCATATCCAAACTTGATGATTGCTCTAATAATTCCACGAAGATTTCGGAGGGTTTTGTCAGATAGTGCTTTATTACGGCCTGTGGCTTCGTTTATTACGCTCTGCCAGTCTCTTAATGTCATTTTACATATCTTTCTCTGGCCGCATACAGGAACGATGTAGAGCCGTATATAACACTCATATTGCTCATAAGATGCAGATGTCTCACCATATCGAGACTTAATGTGTCGGAGGTATTCGTCAGAAACTTGTCTGACGGTCTTTTCTCCAGAACCTTCACCAAAATACCAGTTCTCATATTTTCTGATGACATCCTTACGACCTTTTGCACCGGGAATCGAAGAAGAGAAGGAAAAACGCTTTCCTTCTCTCATTGCTCTTATTCTCCATCGCTGGCCATCCCATTTAGGACTATTCATTTTTCATCTCCTTGAGTTGACTTCAAGTATTCTGCATAACTTTTCAACTTTGCGATGCTTTCAGCTGTAAGTCCATCTGTTATAGATTCTTCTTTTATTTCACCTTCAACAAGTACATCCATAAGCTTTCCCGGAGTTGTATGAAGTGCAAAGGCCAGATCTGGAAGTCTTTCGATTGATATATTGTTTTTCCCTTTTTCAATGGCACTTATTGCTGCTCTTCCAGCAAATCCTGATTTTTTTGCAAGCTCATCTTGAGATAGACCTTCGGATTCTCGGAGAAGTTTTATGTAAGCTCCGAACCTTTTCAGCCTATTATCTTCCATTTGTTCACCTTCTTTCTTACTTCGAGATTATAGGGTGATTGTTACATTTTTGCAACATTACTTGACGAATGTCAATTCATACTTGACGGAGTAAAAACAGATTGATATATTGGAGTTGTCAAGTAAGACACGACATAAAGGAAGGAGGTTATCTGATGACCGATTACGCAAAACTTAAAGGTCTGATGGCTGAAAGAGGTCTTGAAGTGACCAAGCTTGCTAATATCTTAGGCATTTCCAGACAGGCTGCATCGGACAAAATCAATGGAAAAAGTCGAATCACTCTTATTGATGCTCAAGCCATCTCGAAAGCTCTGAATATGACGAGCGAGGAACGTGATCTGATTTTTTTTGGAAACTGTGTCAAGCAGGAGGCGACAAAATGAGCGGTTCAGTCTATCCCTCATTAAAAAGGCACTTTAAGAACATGACCGAGCTGGCTCACGCAGGATGTATGTCAAGGACTCGACTCTATGACTGTCTTCACGGCTATAAGGATTTCACCAGAGCGGAAAAGAAAGCCATATCAGCCAACATCGCAGCGAAGCTCTTAAGCCAACCGTCATTTGATTACTCGGAGCTTGAAGCAGCTGTAAGAGCTTGGGAAGGTCAGTTTGATGAAATCTACAGAACAAAGGAGAAACAAGATGTTTGAAGTTTATGTATCACTCAAAGGTAAAAAGCACTATTTAGTTTTTGACGGAAAGACCGTTTACACAGATTGCGTAAAAGCATCAACACGTTATTTCAGATGCGGTGAGAAGAATCTTGAAGTCGAGGAAGGCTGGGTTCTTAACGATGAGCTTTATCTCGACAATCCTCATGTGAAGGGTTCCAAGAGAGTCGCTGTTGTATCTCACTGGAGAAAGGCTTAAGGAGGACTGGTGGATGAAAGACGAGATCACAATAACAAAAAAGGAGCTGACACAGAAGCTCCTGATCGCTTCCTCAAGAGCTTCCTCGAAGATCCAGGAAAAAGCAAAGAATCCTCAAGCTCAGATGGTCGTAAATCTGCTTAATACAATCCTCATAGGTGAGATCCTGAAGATTTTGTTCGACGATAGTGACTCTTTAGAGATTGTCGAAGAAAACTAAAGGTCGGAGGTGCGGATATATGAAAAATCATAATTATATCGTGCCGGCTCTAATCGTTTCTTTCGTTGCAGCTTTCGTTATCGGAGAGCATATCGACACCAAGAATTACATTCAAAAGCAGAATGAATTGACGATACAGGAGATCTCTTCAGCCGTAAAACCTTATGAGATCCTTCTGACACCGGCACCTTCAGCAACACCGACACCAACAGTCACACCGACACCTTTACCGACACTCTCACCGACACCGACACCTATTTGTCTTATGTCCAATCAGGAATATTACAACGAGTGCGTTGCTCGTGGCCTTATCACTCCGGCTAATGATTACGATGACAGGATCACGAAGGAGAGAGGCGGTTATATGGGACCGTCAGGTCGAGAAACCTATTACAACCTTAATATGTCTCTCTGTGTCGCTTACATGAGGGATCTCGGATATGACGAGATTGAATATCCCTACTGGATAAGAGACGACGGAGCCAAGATGCTTGGTAATTACGTCATGTGTGCTGCTAATTGGAGCATCAGACCGAAGGGAACAATCCTCGAAACAAGTTTAGGAGATGCAATAGTCGTGGACACAGGTGACTTTGTTCTCGATTACCCAAACGGAGTCGACCTCGCTGTTGACTGGTAACAAAAGAAAGGATGAAAAGATATGAACGGATTACTGATTATCTATATGATCGGAGCTCTTGCAATCGGATTTCTCGCAGGAATCATTGTCGAACTCATTATTGATAGTGACACTATCACACAGCTCAGAAAGCAGAATGACAGACTCAGACTTGAGAAGGCATATCTGATGAAACACGGCCAGACGGAGACCATCGAGATCGTCGACAAGACTTTCGACCTCGATAACATTCCGACATTCGATCAGGACTGGTGAGGTGCGAGATGTTCATTAAGCTTCACGGAATTGTTGGGAATAACCGTCTCATTATCAATATTGATGAGATTGAAGCCATCCAAGAAATCAAAAACGGCTCAAAATACTATGCTTTTCATACCGAACACGGTGCAAAATCCGTGATTAGCATGAAGAAAAACACTATTCCGGTTAAAGAGTCAATTACCCAGATAGAGCATATGCTCAAAAACCCGAAATCATATGGAAATGAGGTGAAAACATAATGGAAACACCTCGAAATTGTGAAAACTGCAGACATTACAAAGCTCTTCCTCACGGAAGCTTTTTAGGAGATGGAATCTGCAGCGTGGTTATCAATAAACCCAAGTTTTCAAATAAGACCATGCACTGTAAGTATTGGAGCAAAAAGGAGGATAAATATGGCAAATAATAAGCACTTTTTTATGGGAAATGACCTTTATTATCTGAAGGATGTCCTTGATTACATCAAGAAGAAGAATCCGTCTCTCGACATTCCAGGATGCTGGTCAACAGGTGGAAGCCTTAACGAGAAGGTCAGATGTGAATATGGCATCCTTCCGATGTGGACAAACGGTGTCGAAGGCCGTGGCCATCGTGAGAAGTATTCCGGGAGCCAGATGTATAGTATCGCAGCTTATCTCATTCAGGATCTGAAGGAAGGTAACATCCAGCGCAGATCGTCAAGAAGTCTCACTCCCATTGAAGCTCTCGCAACAGGTGACAAGATTCCTGCTGAAGATTTCTGTGAAGCTTTCGGAGGTCAGGTTAATTACGAACCGGTTAAGCTTACACGCTATGAGATGTCAGACAGAGAAAAGCTTGAAAAAGAGCTTCAGAACTTATCTGATGCACTGACTGAACAGTTTAAAGCCTTCATGAGAAAGATTGTTGAAGCTTATATGGCTTCGACATGATCGGAGGCTCATATGAAGGATAAAGTTTTACACGCTGCTGTCACCAGTGCGGTGGAGCAGATCACACAAGCACTCCACGGATATACAGACAAGCAGATCTTCTGTCAGATCCTGATCGGTACCAGAGACGAGCACATGAAGGGAAATCCGGATGTGTATCACGTTAAGGTCCAATACTCTCACGCTTATGACCGTGATGACATTCCGATCATGACAGCAGATGCCAGAGTCACTTATTCAATCGAGAACGGAACTGAGCTCATCAGACACGTTGAGTGGATTAACAAGGAAGGAGGAGAAGATGGTCCATAGAGAAGAACACAGTGAGAACTACACAGTAATTGATAATTTTGTCTTGCAGAATATCAATCTGTCGTGGGAGGCTCGTGGCTTCTTGGCTTATCTTCTTTCCTTGCCAAACGATTGGAGCTTCACCGTGAGAGGTCTTGTTAAGCAGACAGGAACCTCAAAGAGCACGATCTTGAGACTTATGAATGAGCTGAAAGCAGCTGGCTATATCAAGCTCGAAAAACATAAGGACAAAGACGGAAGGTTCACATCAAGCTCCTGGCATATCTATGAAGGCACCTTCGAGAGCCACATACCACAAAAACGGAACACGGCAAAAACGGAACACGGCAAAAACGGAACACGGTCTGCACGGAATACGGTAAAACCAGAATCCGGTATTACGGAACACGGTGAAAACGGACCAATACAAAATACTAATAATAACAAAATACTAAATATACAAAATACTAAAGAAAACAAACAACTAAAAAAAGAAGAAGGTGTTCTTTCTGAACCTGAAAAGCTTTTTCTTGAATTTTGGTCTGTTTATCCCAAGAAAGTGGATAAAAAAGGTTCATTTCGAGCTTTTAAGAACATCCCGAAATTAAAAGAGACGTTCCCGGCAATCATGAAGGCCCTTGAAATCCAGAAACAGTCGCAGCAGTGGACAAAGGACAACGGACAATTCATTCCTAATCCTACGACCTACATCCATCAGGAACGCTGGCTGACCGTCACAGAATCAGATGAGCTGCAGACCAAGATCAATGAGACCGTGATGCAGAACATTGACGGATTCTTATTCTAACAGGAGGTAAAGATGTTATCAGTTCAATCATTCATCACAGGAATGGAGCTGCTTAAGAGAGCTTACATCGGATGGCAATTCGATACAAAAGACGAAATGCAGGTCCGTTTATGGTATTCAGCTTTCAAGAATACATCCGACAGCCAGTTCAACTCGATCATCAAGGAGTACATAGCTCACAATGAATATCCTCCGAAGTGCATCAAGAACCTGACTGATATCCTGGTCGACAAGGCTCTTGATCAGGCTAAGATCCCTCCGGAGAAAGCACTTCACTTCGTTAAGGACATAATCAGTGATTGTGGTGGCTGGGAATACGGTGGAAAGAAGGAGATATACAAGAAGCTCGAAGTATATCCGGCACTTTACAAGACCGTCAAAGAGTTTGAGGACACGATCAAGAATATGCACTCAAATGATTCTTACGCAGCAGACAGATTCAGGAAGGCTTACGAGCAGAACCTCCGAGACAGTGCGACAGCGAGAATCGACACGCTTTTAGGTCTGAAAGTGTCAGGCAATACACAGGCATTAGGAGCAGCTGCTCTTCCTTATGAGACTTAATCGGAGGTTATCTATGAAGAATGAGTTTTTCTTAAACTTCGAAGCAGGGATGCCAAAAGGCACGGCCCAGCAGAAAGGTGAAGCCATCCGTTATAAGCGAGTTCAGGGAAGGGTGCTTCCATATATCGATCATTACAGAAAGCCAGAAGTCCAGGCATCAAGGAATCTGTTAATTATCAAGATGAAAAGGTACAGACCGGAGCTTCCCTCCGAGAAGCCTATCAAGCTCACTGTCGGACTTTACTTTGACGTTCAGAATAAAAAGCTCTGGGGAAAGTACAAGACAACAAGACCTGACTGTGACAACTACGTCAAGGAGATCAAGGATGTAATGACTCTCCTGAAGTTCTGGAAGGATGACAATCAGGTCGTCGACCTTCGAGTAATTAAGTATTACTCAGAGAAAGCATCGATTCATATATGTATGGAGGAGATCGAAGATGGATAAAGACAAAGATAAGACCTATCAGCTCTCGATCCTGGTCGACAAGAAACATGGCACTTATTACTGTGTCGACTCCAATGGGAAGAGCTACATCAAGAATAACAATCAGTTTTCTGGTAAAGGAGAAAATAGAAAATGAAAGACAATAACAAGATCGTAATGTTACCGAGAGACCTTTTGCATCCTCATCCGGATAATCCGAGAAAGGATCTGGGAGATCTCACAGAGCTTAAGGAGTCCATCCGTGAACACGGAATCATGCAGAACCTTACTGTCGTTCCTGATGACGAAGACGGATATCAGATCCTGATCGGACACAGAAGGTTTGCTGCTTCGGAGGGTATTCTCGATGATCTTCCTTGTGTAGTTGCTAAAGGACTCTCAAACAGAGAACAGGTCGGAATCATGCTCTGTGAAAATATGCAGAGATCAGATCTGACATACATTGAACAGGCTCACGGCTTCCAGATGATGCTCGACCTCGGTGACACTATAGAGACCATATCAGAGAAGACAGGCTTCTCTAAGGCGACGATCAAGCACAGAATAGCAATCACAGAGCTGGACCAGGCAGCCATTAACGAAGCAAAGAAGTGGTTCCAGCCGACTATCGCAGACTTCATCTTGTTGGAGAAGGTCAAGGATCTCGACTTGAGAAACCAGATATTATCTGACTCGATGTGCTCTAAGGATATTCAAGACGGTGTTGATGATTATCTCGAAGAGACTGAGGTTCAGGAGGGCTTCGCATATTACAAGAAGTATTTTGACGAAGCCGGATGGATTGAAGAGACGAAGGACATCTGGTTCTACTATCGAGATGGTTATAAGGAAGTCGACAATGCTCTGAGTGGTCTTGATCTCTTACACGAGACACTACTTCCAGAAAAGTCGGTTAAGAAGCTCATTTCGGAGGTAAAAGGCGAGGTACATTACAGCCTCAATAATAACCGCATCAAGGTAGCCACATACAAAGAGCCTAAGTCAAAAAAGGGCGAAGAAGATAGGGAAAAAGCCAGAAAAGAGGCTGAAAAGCTTAAAAAGAAGAATAAGGCAGCGTTAAGAGAGATCAGAGCTGACATCTGCGATGCTTACATGGACTTCATTCAAAATTCAGAGGTTGAGCTGAAAGATCCCCGGAAAGAACTTGGCGATGTATATCTGCTCCTGGATCTCTGCAGAGAGTTCGGAATGGGTGTTACGCTCTATTTGCTCACAGAAGAAAAGGTAAGGTACCAGCTGCACGATAAGCTCTCTTTGAAAGGTTACAACAAAGAGGAGACCTTTAAAGACTTTGAAAGCTGGACTCCGTTATTTCAGCTTCTTGCGAACATCTGGTGGTCACTCGCAAGCTCATACAATTACTTCGAGGATTATGATTGCAGACCGAAGAAAGAGATCCTTGAAGCTCATAAGTCATTCTGCAACATCTTGAAAGACATCGACGGCTTCCGCATCAAGGAAGAGTGGAAACCGATATTAGACGGAACGTCAGAGCTTTACTTGAAGGAGGACTGAGAATGACACCTGACAAAGTTGTTGAAAGACTCGAAGTCCTGAGAGACTGTTACCAGATGTTCTTTGATAACGAGAGCGGAGGAGTCGGATTCGAGGCTAAGTACAGAGAGAATAAGGAAGCTTTTGATATTGCGGTCAAAGCAGTAAGGATCATTTCAAAGCTTCCACCGGATGCGGTCCTGATCGACAGGGATGATCTTCATAATGCGGTTATGTTTCACACTTACTCTGTCAATGTAACTGATGAAGTAAACAAGGCCATTGGAGAAGTCCTGAAGATGATCCGTGAAGCTGAAGTGATTTTCGGAGGTGATGCGGAATGAACAACGATTTAATTAAGCGTAATCTTGCTATTTCTTATGCAGCATCAGGACTTATTAGAAGAATTGATGGAGAGGAATGGATAAGAATATCAGAAGTCAAACAGAGTTTAAATGATGTTCCAAAAGAACCGCAGGATTGTTCCGATTGCAAACGATATGTTTCTCCATATTTCGAAGTTAAGTTTGACAAGGAACAAATGAAAGAACTTGTCGATAAGGCAAAAGAGGAAGTGTTAGCAAGTATCGACATACAGCAAGCCGAGTGGATTCCAGTGACCGAGAGATTACCTGAAGATATGCAAAAGGTTTTGATTTGGTTTGAATATTACAGATATGGTGATTTTAACTGTATGTATCAGACTTATGGCTTTGGGTATGTTTTAGATGGTAAGTGGAGTCCGTTTATCAACGGAAAAACAGGTTGGCAGGATTACAATATCATCGCTTGGATGCCGTTGCCAGAGCCATACGAGGTCGGAGGTGATGAGAATGGATAATCGAGAGGCGATTAAGATCATCCGAAACGAATTGAACGCTCAATTACATTATCAGCAAATTGTCAAAATCCGTGATTATAGCGATCCAAGAGAGTATAAACGAAGGCTTGCTCACTTACACGCAGTTAAAGCTCTTAATAATAAATTGCAGTGGATTCCTGTTGAGACCAGAGACATGACTGAAGAAGAAAAGAAAGAAATGTTTGAAACTTGGGAATATTGCACAGAATCTGATTGTTGGAAATATGATTGTCCACTTCCGGAAGATGGTCAAGAAATCTTGGTTTCAACAAAGTGGGGAGTTTCTCTTGATACCTTCTGTGTAGATGAAGGATGCTGGTTCGAGAACCATCCTGATCGTGGTGAAGTTCTCGCTTGGATGCCATTACCGGAGCCGTACAAGGTTGGAGGTGTGAAATGAGAATTAAAGCAAAGAACTGTAAAGAAGTTACCGAAAAGGCAATTGACTCAATAAATAATTCGATAGAGGTTGCAAAAACAAAAGACTTTACAACCGCACAAGTAAATGCTCTTAACACAGGAAACATTGTTCAAATATTGGGTGCGATTGCTAATTCGTTGGCTGAAATTGCCGATAGTATGAAAGGCGGTGCAGAAGATTGTTCATTGGAGATTGCTCGAAAGAGTATTGAACTTGGGAGAAGAGTTGGTCGGTTAGAAGGCAAACTCGAAAGACCAAAAGGTGAGTGGATTTTGTTGTCAGAAAAGCAACCCCAAAAATCAGGTTATTACATCACAAGCACTATATACAATCAAGTTTATTGTGATTATTGGTCGGTTAACCATTTTGAAAGAACTGAAACGGTGTTGGCTTGGCAACCATTACCGGAGTCGTACAAGGTCGGAGGTGAACAAAATGAAGATAGTTAATTACGAAAAGCTCAAGAAACACTTTGAGACTGTTGTCGACGTTAAGCTCTTCACGGTACCGAACATCCTCACGATAATTGAGACATTCACAGAGGATCTTCCTGATGCGGTCTCTCGTGATGATATCAGATCCGGTAAATTTCTCAGAACAGATCTGATCGCAAGGGAATCATCGAAGACAATGATGTCCATTTATCAGACAGGCTGGAACGATGCTCTTGATGCTGCAGCTGATGCAGGACCTTCGGTCTTTAGATTCTCGGAGGTGAGGAAGGATGACTGATGCTCAATATAATGCTAAGCAATGGCTCATGCGTATGTGGGAAAAGGAAGAGGAGCTGAAAGAATATAGGGAACGAGCTGAAGCGATGCTCGGAGCAAAGATTCCAGCTTATGATGCTGAAAAGATTCCCGGAGGAGCTGACACTAATCCAACCGAGACCAAGAATATCGAATATTCTTCTTTGATGTTTGATATCGAGAAGAAGGAAAATGAGCTTTATTCTGAAAACATTAAGACATATAGTGTCATTCAGCATCTTGATAATCCCAAGCTCCGTGGAATCCTTTATGCAAAATATGTAAACCGTAAGACATGGAAACAGATCTGCTGCAGCTTCCACTACGGAGAAAGCAGGATTAAGGAATTACACATAATAGCTCTTGACCAGATCTCGAAATATATTCCAAAGGAGCCGATATGATTTACTGTGTAAGATGTGTCAATATCAGTGAAGCACACAGGCTGGCTGGTGATTATGCCGAGAAGCTGAAGCCACATATCTCGGAGGTGCGTAGGTATCGAGCATATCCTTTAATCAAGCTTAACGATGGCTCTGAGCTTCACTTCGTTACTGATGGTTTCTATCCTAAATGGTGCATAGGAATGACTTACAAACTAATCTGGCGAGGAAGAATATCAGATGAAACTTATCGTTCTGGCCATCTTTTTAAAAGTTCGGACTAAATCGGACTAAATCGGATTTTATATTGTGGTATTGTGTTAATAAGGAATCGACACGAATAATGCGATACACTTTGTCTATTTATCCACCAGAATGAAACTCCCGACTTGCTCACCACACGTCGGGAGTTTTTCACAGGAGGCCATATGTCTTCACCTGACCTGAGTATAAGCCGATGGACACACCTTCGAGCATATATCCTTAAGCGAGATCGATATCTCGATCAGGTTGCATTGAGATATGGAAAGAGGATAGAAGCGAACATTGTTCATCACGTCTTCCCTCGTGAGCTGTTTCCACAGTTCACATACGAAGCCTGGAACCTGATCAGTGTTTCACATAAGACACACAACAGGCTTCACGTCAGAGACTCACACAAGCTCACAGCAGAAGGTTTTGAGCTTCTTGTCAGAGTTGCGAGACAGAACAACATCGAGCTTCCATCAGGTGCGAGGGAGCTCCTGACCTAATCCCCCCGGCTCCGTAATATTACAAACCACTCGGAGAGGCA